CATACGGTTCAGGGGCTTGGTCCCACCGGCTGGGCTCGAGCGGCGATTGCGGCGCGCGATGCCTACAAGGCGGACCGCCTGGTGGCAGAGGTCAACCAGGGCGGCGCGCTGGTGGGCACGGTTTTGCGCCAGATTGATCCGCTGGTGCCTTTCACACCCGTGCATGCCAGCAAAGGCAAGGTGGCGCGGGCGGAGCCGGTGGCGGCGCTCTATGAGCAGGGGCGCGTGCATCATGCACCGGGCCTGCAAGAGCTCGAAGAGCAGATGTGCCTGATGACCGCGCAGGGCTATCGCGGGGATGGATCGCCGGATCGTGTAGATGCGCTGGTCTGGGCGCTGCATGCGCTGATTATCGGCCCGGCAGAGCAGCATCGTTGCCCAAAGATCCGTCGCCTGTAACGCGAAGGCATGGCCGATCCACGGCAGGGGGATTATACCCTCGCCGAAGGTCAGGGTCTGTCCTTTGAAACCTCTGGTGAAACGCCCGCCCCGCGCGGGCGTTTTTCATTTTTATCAGTCTCTTACGGTGGGTGTTGCGCCCCCAGCGTGCGCCCTGCTGGCAGGATGTTCAAACCCCTGTGGCAGATTGTTTCCCAACACGACGGGCATGGCCCCGACGCAAAACCGGACCAACAAAGGAGAGCACCATGGTCTTTGACCTGCTGCGACGCAAGACGGGGCGAGTGGATCAGACGGCGGCTGCGGCCCCGTCGCTCAAGGCCAGCGCGGCTGCGCGGGTGCTGCCCATGGGCAATGGCACACGCGCTGCCTGGGGGCCGCGCGATACGGCCTCTCTGACTCGGGCCGGGTTTCTGGGCAACCCGGTTGGACATCGCGCGGTGAAGCTCATCGCCGAGGCCGCAGCCGCGCTGCCTCTGGTGCTGCAAAGCACGGAGGCCCGCTACGAGAGCCATCCGCTGCTGGCGCTGCTTTCCCGACCCAACGCCACCCAGGCGCGGGCCGAGATGCTGGAGGCGCTCTATGCCAACCTTTTGTTGTCAGGCAACGCCTATCTGGAGGCGGTCGCAGCAGAGGAGGGCTGGCCCGTCGAGCTGCATGTGCTGCGCCCGGATCGCATGCGGGTGGTGCCGGGGGCAGATGGTTGGCCCGTGGGCTATGACTATGCGGTGGGCGGCAAGACGCATCGCTTTGCGATCGACCCCGCGCGCCCGGCGATCTGCCACCTCAAGAGCTTTCACCCGCTGGACGATCACTACGGGCTCGCGCCGCTTCAGGCGGCTGCCACCGCGGTCGAGGTCCATGGCGCCGCCGCGCGCTGGTCAAAATCCCTGCTGGACAATGCGGCGCAACCCTCCGGCGCGCTGGTCTGGACCGGATCGGATGGGCTGGGGCAGATGGGCGATGATCAGTTTCGCCGCCTCACCGAAGAGATCGAGGCCAATTTTCAGGGTGCGCGCAATGCCGGGCGGCCCATGGTGCTGGAGGGCGGTCTGGACTGGAAGCAGATGGGGTTCAGCCCCTCGGATATGGAATTCCACCGCACCAAGGACAGCGCCGCGCGCGAGATTGCGCAGGCCTTTGGGGTGCCGCCGATGCTCCTCGGCATTCCGGGCGATGCCACCTATGCCAACTATCAAGAGGCCAACCGCGCGTTCTATCGCCTGACGGTGTTGCCCTTGGCGATGCGGGTGGCGGCGAAACTCTCCGATTGGCTGATGCGCTTTGGCACCGAGGTCCTGGAGCTGAAACCGGATCTCGATCAGGTGCAGGCCCTCAGCAGCGAGCGCGAGGCGCAGTGGCGGCGCGTCACACAGGCGGATTTCCTGACGGAGTCTGAGAAGCGCCAGATGCTGGGCCTGCCCCCGCGCACGGCGGAGGTGGCGGATGACTGATTATCCGTTGCCGCCCTTTGACTGCGCCCCAAGCCAGCGCCTGAGTGCCCATGAACGGGTGAGCGAAATCCGCCAGGAGGCGCTGAACCGGCGTCTGGACCGGATGGAGCAGATGATGGAGCGGCTGGAAAAACGGCTCTGGATCACCGTCTATGGCGTCGCTGCCGTGATCCTTGCGCAGGCCTTTCAGGGCTTTCTCTCCGTGCAGATGCCCTGAGTGATTATTTATATTTTCCAGAGAGGTAGAGCGACATGCTGACAGAGCATACCCCCGAGCTTGAGACCAAATTCGCCCGTTTTGGTGAGGCGCTGACCCTGACTGAGGGCGAGGTGATCGAAGGCTACGCAAGCCTCTTTGGCGTGGCCGATCAAGGCAAGGATATCGTCACGCGTGGCGCTTATGCGGCCTCGCTGGCGGCGCATCAGGCGCGCGGCAGCAAGGTCAAGATGCTCTGGCAGCATGACCCGAGCCACCCCATCGGCGTCTGGGACGAAATCCTTGAGGACGAGACCGGCCTGCGCGTCAAAGGCCGTATCCTGACGGAAACCCAGAAAGGCGCGGAGGCCGCCGCCCTGGTGCGCGCGGGCGCCATCGAGGGGCTGTCGATCGGCTATCGCACCCTCAAGGCCACCCGCGACAAGGAAGGCCATCGCCGGCTTGAGGACCTCGCCCTCTGGGAGGTGTCTCTGGTGACGTTTCCGATGCTGCCCTCTGCGCGGGTGTCCCGCATGGCCCGCCGCGCGGCAGAGGCCGCAAAATCCGACGCCCCCGAGGCGGGGCTGCGCGCGCTTGCCGAAGCGCTGCGGGCCGCCACCAATCACTAAC